ATTGTGTAATCCAAGTCTTCAAGAAGCCTTCTTTTCCTATAATCACTATTCTTGATTTTTCTTACAAAGTCTATTAAGGACTTCTTCAAATCCTCCATTGAACCATTGTTCCATTCTTTCATCATATCCCTCCATCTTATGCAAATTACTATCTAATGCTTGTCTTAAAAAATTATACGGATCATAGATGTTTCGCATATTATGTTTCATGTATCTTCGAGTATAGTTAAAACACCTAGTAAATAATTCAAAATCATACTCACTAGAAAGTTCTTTTAATAACTCGTTATATTTCACTAATTCATCATCATAAATGCTTAAAATCTTATCTTTGATTAAGCACTTAGTGTAATAGTTAAGTTTTGGTCCAGGATAAAGAATGTCTATTTCTTTGAAAAGAATATCAGTTTCTGCTTCCACTAAAGATATATCAAATTTATCATTTTTATCTATTCTCTTCTTTTTTTCTTTTTTCTTTTTCTTTTCTTTTTCCTTTTGTATAAAATTGTCTTCATTTTCTTCGTTTAAGTCATCGTTTTCCCCATTATCTGTACCATTTGTTGACACTTGGTACACTTCATCTGTACCATTGCCGACATTATCAACTTTGTTTTTTCTTAATTTTAAAGTCTCATCAAGACTATCTTCATCATCATTATCAAGTAACCAATACTCGTGTTCGACCTTTTTTCTTCTGCTAGTAGAAGCATAATATTGCTTTTGGATTCCCTTAGATGTAATGATTCCACGATTCATCATATACTTATCAATTAGACCATACTCGGCCATAGCTAAAACAACTCGTTTGATTTGATCATAAGTCACCGAGTTATCTCTGAATCTTATAGTACAAAAAAGCATCTTTGAGAACCTATCAACATCAGCTTCTATATAGTAGCCCTGTGCATAAATCATCGTCAAAGTGCGTATGAAAACTATCTCTCCTAGATCTTGGAAATCCACTATTAAATCCGTTACTTTTGTGTCCTGAAAATAAGTCACAGACAAAGGAAAGTAACTAAGACCTTTTGAGTAAACCCTAGGCATAAATTACTCCTTTCTATATTTGTAAAAATTGAAAGAAAATGGCAGAATTTTACACAAAAACACTGCAGTTCTGCCATTTTTTACTCTTTCAAACAGAAATACCTATCATTATTTCGTATCGACTGTATGCGACATAATATACTCATCAAGCATAGCTTGTGAAACCCTTAATGTCTTCTTTCTTACAGTGAACGCTTTTAACTCTCCTGTGGCCACCATTTCCTTAACTGCTCTTACTGAAATGTTCCACATGTCTGCTACCTCTTCTAAGGTATAAACTTTTTGTTCTTTTGTTTCATTATCCATTTTTCTCACCTGCATATTCTTTCATAATTTTTCTTATATTATTAACTCCAACTTTATAGACAAATACTCTTATGTTTTTGACTATGCCAGAGTCTTTTCTTTGGTAAGTATGAGTGTCGACTCTGAACCATCCTTTATCGATATATTCTTGATATGGAAGGTTAGAATCATCCAGAATATTTTTAGATCTTAAAATGGATAGGATTGCGATAGTGCCGACACCCTTTATTCCTAAAATTGTCGCAACATCAAAAAGGTCAACTAATGCATATGAGTCTAATGCTCTTTTAACATATTTTTTAACTTCTGCGACCTCTTGTTGAGTATGTTCAAGAATAGCATTTTTCATTGTAAGTTCATGAAATGCATCTAAAAATTGAATAGCAGTTTCTGTATTACCAGTAATAGATTGAACATCGTATCTTCCAATTCTTCTTATAGAAGGAAGGATATCTTCAACCACCCAATCCATAAATGCTTGAGCTTCTTCTTTTCTCGATTGAAAAATTAAACGATAAAGATTAGGTTCACTAACATATAAAAGATTTTGAACTCCTCCTGGAGTCTCAACACTAATCTTTTTAATACCTTCTGATTTTAATCTCTTTTTAGCATCAGAAACATTCTTAATTCCAAGAATTAAACAAGCGTCCTTAAGACAAAATAATGGATGCATAAATTGATCCACAGAGGTTCTCATTGTTCCAATAGAGTCTCTTTTAAATTCAGTAATTAACATATTGTTATTTTCTTTTTCCATAATTGTTCCTTTCAAAACGACTTAAAAACCACGATAAAAATGTCGTTATCGTTTTTTAGAAATAACCTCATCAACTAAGTATTCTGTATCACTGCTAATTCGGTCTAAATTATGTGCATAAATAGTAGTTGTATTTAACGACTTATGTCTTAATAACATCTGCACCTCTTGAATTGAAGCACCATTCTTAAGTGCTAAAGTAGCACATGTGTGTCTTAATGAGTGTGCAGTGAATTTCTTATCATCAATTCCAACCATTCTTAGTAGAGTTTTAATGCTTAAAGATATAGTCTTGGTGTCTATTCTTTCATTTTCCACGTGATTGCCATGGTTGACAAATAAAGCATCTGAATCCGAATTTCTTATCTTTAGATAAGTATCTATTAATTCTTTTGCTTGTTTTGGTAATTTAACAAAGTCATCTTTATCACTATGACCTTTACCCTGAATGTATAGAACATCAACACCATTGATCTGTCCAATGTCATCGACATCTGCTCTCGCTACTTCAATCGTTCTTAAACCTGTAACTAAGATTAAATAAACGATCGTATAATCCCTATAATTTTTAACTGATTTCTTGGCTCTTATTTTGGCCTTATGAAGTAATGTCTTTACTTGTTCTAAAGTTAATGATTCACGCTTAAAAGTAGGTTTTATCTTTTCGCCTGTTAAAACCTGTGAAATATCTGAATAATATCCATGGCGTGAACACCATCTAAAAAATTTACGAACCACAATTACATATTTTTGAATAGTAGCACTACGAACTTTCTTACTTAAATAATTATTCTTATATTTAATTAAATCTGCTTCTGTTGGATGAGTTATGTTTTTGTCTTCTAAATATTTAGCAAATCTTCTAATATTGCCTACATAAGAAAGTCTTGTGTTCCCTTTGTGGTCCATTGTTGATACAAACTCTTCTACTAATTCATTGATTGATCTTTGATTATCCATTTTTACCACCACCTTCTGATTATTCCATTAGCACGATCTACTTCTTCCATATACTTTGCTTCTGCTCTCACTAGTTCTTCTAATGGAACTTCTAAAGCATCAGCTAAAGCGATAAGTTGTCGAGCACACATCAATGCACCTTTATAGCCATTCTCGATTCGACTATAGGTGCTTTGAATTATTCCGGCCCTATTAGAAATGTCACCCTGAGATAAGTCTTTTTCGACTCTAATACGCATTAAATATTCTCTCGGTTTTCTAACGACCTTCTCGTTTCTAGTTCGATATTTCATCACCCTCACCACCTTTCTACTTCAAGCATCGTGGTTACTTGTTGTAGAATTATTTTATCAACGCTTGATAATAAAAATAATTTGCTCGGGAGCATATCTTTATAATATTTGACATTTTCGCAAGTTTGAAATTGCTAAAAAAATTCAACTTTGGTATAATTGACATACACTAGGAGGTCATAAAAATGGACGATATATCAGTGAGAATTGGCAAAAATTTATTAGCATTAAGAAAGAAAAATGGTTTAACTCAAGCAGATGTTTCTGCACATTTAAATAAGTCATTTTTTGCATACTCTAATTATGAAACTGGCAAAAGAACCATAAGCATTGATGATCTTATTATTCTTTCTCGTTTATATAATGTTTCTATCGATGAAATCGTAGGAAATGAGATTACATATAACAGAAAAAAAGCCATAAGTTTTAAAACCTATGGCCAAAAAAATAACACTACTCCTGTTGTTATTAACACAGAAAAAGATGAAATATTATTATTCAAAAATAGTGATTTTGAAATTAATTATTATATTAAAACAAATGAAATTATTTTAAATGAACATGTGCTAATTCAAGTTGAAGAATATACCTTCCCTGCTTATGTTTCTAGATCTGAAAATCCTAGTGGCTATTTGATTACTAATTTAATAACCAAAGAATCAAAATTCTGCAACAACACTTCATTTAAAACATCTGTTGTAATCCTAGGAAGATATGCAGGAAAGATTGATAAGGAAATAAATATACCTGACTTCTTCTAAAAAGATATGCTCACGAGCAAATTACAAAGACTAACTTAACCTGATACAATAGTTGACGGATGAGTTAGTCTTTTTTGTCTTCTTATATTCTTATGTTGGAAAGGAATATATGGAAACAAATGACATTAAATTAGAATTTGAAAAAGGATGGGATGAAATAAGAATCAAACTTGAAACTCTATATTTTAATAAAATTATCTCCTTTGAAACACTTATGAACTGTATTGTTTTAGGTCGATTAAAACTAGGACTACCTGTTGTTACAAGAGGTATCATTTCAGTTCATAATTAACTTGCTATTTGGTTGGTTTAGAGTGATGTATATACACGAAAGGAGATTATTAAAATGGAAGTTAGAAAAGTAAAAGTAATTCCAAAACGAGAAACAATACCTGTTGATTTGAATACAGGTGTTACAAGAAAAAAACGAGTATGTGCATATGCTCGAGTTTCAACAGATCTTGAAGATCAAAAAAATAGTTTTAATGCACAAAAGGAAGAATATGAAAGCCGAATCAAAACAAATCCTGACTGGGAATTTGTAGGTTTATATTCAGATGAAGGAATCACAGGAACCTCTATTAAAAATAGAAAAGGATTCTTAAAAATGATTGACGACGCACTTGCTGGAGAGATTGATTTAATCTTAACCAAGTCCATATCACGATTTGCTAGAAACACTGTAGATTGCTTAAGTGAAGTTAGAAAATTGAGAGAGGCCAATGTCGAAGTATTCTTTGAAAAAGAAAACATTTCTACAAATGATACAAAGATTGAAATGATGCTCACAATATTTGCTTCCATGGCACAAGAAGAGTCAAAATCAATTAGCGAGAATGTTAAATGGGGAATTAGAAAAAGAATGGCAAGAGGCGTAACCCACATCAACCCTAATTATTTATTAGGTTATGAAAAAGATGAAGCAGGTCAAATTGTAGTTAAGGAAGATGAAGCAGAAACAATAGTTCACATCTTCAATTTATACATATCTGGTTTTTCTTACAGAAAGATATGTGAAATCCTAATTAATGAGCAAAGAACTAACTGGAACGGCGAAGTCAAATGGACAGTTGGAATGATTCATAGGATATTATCTAATGAAAAATACACAGGAGATGTTATATTGCAAAAAACTTTTGTTAAAGATTTTCTTACACATAAGCGAATAGCAAACGAAGGTCAAGTTCCATCCTATGTTGTTGAAAACCACCATGAAGCAATTATCAGTAAAGAATTATTTATGTATGTTCAAGCATTAAGAGATTCTAAATTTAACGAGATGCAAGATTACGATAGAAAAGGCGTCAATCCACTTTCTGGTTTAATTGTTTGTGGATGTTGTGGAAGAGTTCTTTCCACTATCACAACACATCCAGGTAAACCATACAGAAAAAAGGTTTTTACCTGCAGGAACACCTCTAAATCAAAGGATGATTATATCCCCTGTTCAATTGGAGTTAATATTGACTTTAATTTAGCAATTGAATCTACTATTGAAGTAATAAGAAAATTTTATAAAAATGATGAAGAAAAAAGCAATGCTTTTGTAGAAAATTTAGTAAAGGAAGTAGAATTAAAAAGTGTTGTTTTCTATAACAAAGTTATAGAACTTGAAACAGAAATTCAAGAATTAGAAAAGAGATTAAAAGCAATAGTAAAGCAACAAGCACTAAAAAATGATTACTCTTCTTCAGAGTCGTTATTCAATAAAACAAAGGATGAACTTGAAAGAAAAAGAAAGAGCTTGAAGGTTCTTAAACGAAGAGAATCAAACGAACATTCTTCTATGATTACATATACAGAAATTCAAGAATTTCTAGAGTCGAACACAGTGTTAAATGGAAGAATTGTACGACAATTAATTAGTAAAATAATAAGAACTAAAGATAATCATTTACTTTATGTTTTAGGTAAAACAAACGATGATATAACACTAAAAGAATTAATGGAAATTGAACCAATTTTCACTTCTTCTGTTTCAAATGAAAACAGCGTACTAAATTATAAAGTTATAAAGGTTGGTGATAAAAATGATTAAGCTACTACACCCTCCTGTATTAAGGAAATTAAATGTGTGTGCATATGCTAGAATTTCTTCAGATAAAGATGTAAACGAATTAAGTCTTGATGAGCAAATTGAAGTATACACAAACATGATATTAAACAATAGTAACTGGAACTTCTGTGGCATCTATTTTGACGATGGAATATCAGGTGCTTCTACCAAAGGTAGAACATCGTTTAATTTAATGATTGAAAAAGCAATGCTAGGTCAAATTGATGTAATCATTGTTAAATCAATTTCACGCTTTGCAAGAAACACAATTGACCTATTAAAAACCATACAAGATTTAAGAAATATTGATGTTGAAGTATTCTTTGAAAACGAGAACTTCTCTTCGCTAGATTTCAAATGCGACATGCTTCTTACTTGCTACGCTAAATTTGCCGAAGAGGAAGTTATAAGTATGAGTTTAAACAGAAGTTGGAGGCATCAAGTCGATCGTGAAGCAGGTCGCTACTTCCTACCTTCTAGAAAGTTATACGGATTAAGACAAAAAACAACTGGAGAGATTTACATCTATGAACCAGAAGCAAAATGGATAAGAGTCATTTATGATATGTATTTACAAGATAAAAGTATGGGCGAAATAATTGCAGTTCTCACTGAAAACAAAGTACCAACTTATACTGGTCATGGCGAATGGAGAGCAACAGTAATTAGAAGTATGCTTAAAAATGAAAAGTATGTCGGCGATTGTTTAATGCAAAAAACATATACCAAGAATCCATTGATTCATAAAAGCGACAACAATTATGGCGAAAGACCAATGTACTATATTAAGGATGGCCACCCTGCTATTATTTCAAGAGAAAAATGGGATAAGGTTCAAGAAAAATTAGCTACTGCAAGAAAGAAATTTAAAATTAAAACTGCAGTTGAATTTCCTGAAGTTTATGAAAATATGAACCGTAGTTATTCTAAATTCTTATACTGCCCTTATTGTAAAAACCACTATTATTTAAGGACGATAACTCATGCAGGTAAAGAGCCAACTAAAACATTAAATTGCTCATCAAATAAAAATACAAATAGATGTAAAAATGAATCAGTATTTGTCGAAGTATTAAATAAAATAATAGCAAAGCTATTAATTACATTACAAAAAGAAAGAAAAGCCTTTAGAAAGGCGTTGTTTGAAACATACAAGCAAGAACCGGATGAAAGGACCATTGAGGCACTAAAAGCCCTACAAAGCCAAATAAAAGGCCTTACGGAGCGTTACAGAGAAATACCTCCTACTAGTGAATACAATAATGAATTAAGAACTTCAATTCTAGAAGAATTAACAAAGGTTACACAAGAAAAGAATTTTATTGAAATGACGATTCCTACCGAAGAAGCAATCAATAGACAAGTAAATGAGATAATGGAAATTCTAGATTCATGTCCTGTTGAAGTAACATCAATCGATAGCAGTTCATATAGAAAACTATTTAAAAAGGTTATTGTGTACAATAGAAACAAGCTAGTCTTCATTATAGGAAACGATGACATTTCTAAACTTCCTAAAAAGATAAATCCACAATTTCAAACCTCAATTGAATACAAAATTAGAAAAACAACATTCACTTGTAAGTTTGGAATTTATATTAATAAATAGATCTTAAAGAGCAGAACTCAC